GTCATGCGGCCACCACCCAGTCAGAGCGGTGAGCGCGAACAGCCAGACGACGGCGTTTAAGCCAGCCCCCCCCCCTAATGGCAGTGGCATGAGGTTTCCGGCGAACGGGCTGCCTGGCGCGAGCAGTTGGAACTCCTCGTAGTCGGCCTTGGCGCCGACGAAGATGCACCACATGTTGATGCGTTGGCCGGCCTTGCCGGGGGCGCGGAAGACGATTTGGGGAGGCTCCTTACGCTCTCCGGGTATCGTGAACTCCGCACTCATGCCGCCGTTCGTGCTGCCGAGCGTACGCCACGTGCCGCTCCTGTCGTAGCCCCAGCATTCCAGCCAGCTGCCGTACAGGGGTCTGCCCCCCTCGTCGGCGTGGGTGTTCGCGGCGAGCACGAGCGGCGTCTCCCTTGGCAGGCCGGGGTGCGGGATCTGGGCGAAGCCGTCGCCGTCGTTGATGGTGGTCAGGTTGACGCCCGGATACAGGCTCGGCGGCTTGTACTCGCTGACGTATCCGACCGTGCAGTTATGCGCGTCGGCTCCCGGTCGGGGGCCGGACGGGTCGAACATGGGATTGAGGTAAAAGTTGTGCAGATACGCCATGCCTTTCCCCTTTCTGTTTTCGGGTATGAAAAAAGCCACCCCCGTGGGATGGCTTTCGGAAAAAATGGTTTGACTGTGTTTATTCGCTCTTGGACTGTTTGGCCTCGAGCTCGGCGATCCTGCGCTGCAGGGCGTTGAGCTGCGCCCTGGCGATGGCGAGGTCCACGCTCAGACTGCTGATCTGCTGGCTCAATGTGGCGATCACGTCGCTCGCGTCCGCGGCCACGGTGGTTTCGGTTTTGTCTTTCATGGTTATCTCCTATCGGTGATTGGTGGGGTTATCGCGCCGGTGAACTTTTCACGCGCGGTTTGGATTTCCGCGGCGTGTTCGGCGAGCAGGGTTTCGAGGCTCGTGGCGTCCACGCCGGCGGGCAACCGTATCGACGGTTCCGGTTCGTCGGTCGTGGATTCGGCCACCGCCTGCGCGGCGGCGATGGCCGCGTCCGCCTCATACGGGTCGGTGACGGTGGAGTCCAGGCCCAACAGTCGGCGGGTCTCCGCACGCCCGTCGGGAGCCAGCGCCCCGTTCGCCTTGAACGCGCGGTGCAGCGAGGCGGCGCGAACCTGATTCAGATCCTCAAGCGCGTCATGCTCCAACTGCGGGCGGCGCACGGTCAGCCAGCCGTCCGCAGGGTATAAGGCGATGATGAGGCCCTTGCCGGCGCTCGGGGTGAACCGCAGGTTCTTCACGGTCCAATCGAACACATTGTGGAATTCCCCCGTGTTTGCGAGGAACTTCCAATCACTGTCGAAGACCTGTATGTTCCCGCTGTCCTTGGCCTCGATGCTGAGGACGAGTTCGTCCAGTCCCGGGGCGGGCACAGTGAAGGCGACATACGAATCCCCATTAGTTAGGGCCTTCATCTCACCGTTACGGTGTTCGCGTCGGCTGGAATCTGAGTCAAAATGTCTCCTTAAAACAAACCCCCACAATCCGATTGGATTGCAGGGGTTGAAAACTGGGAAATACGGGTTAGTCTGCGGCGGTCATCGTGTCGATTCGGGTCACGGCCTTAAGCTCTTCGAGCGTCAAAGTGCGTCCGAGATTCGTCTTAACATCCGTGACTTCGACGGATGTGCCGTCACCGTCGAACGTGGCAAGCACGCCACGCTGGTAGTCGCGCCAAGATTCGGCGGTGCCGTCAGCGCTGGAAAACTCCAATCCCAATCGGCACAATTCCGCTCGCACCGACTCCTTCGGCGGACGCAAATCAAGCACGCCAGACGGTTCGGCGGGCGTCACGGCAGGCGCGGTATCGGTAGTGGTCTCAGTGGTCACATCGGCCATAATCAATCTCCTTAATTCTGTTGGTTTTGCCTTGGCATGAGCGATGCGTAGAACCGTTCCTCGCATTCGTCCAGCATCGCCTGACTGGATTCATCCTCAAGGAAGGCATCCAATCCCTCGACATCCCGCGTGCATGCCACGTCGATGCCGCTCGACGCTTCCACGCCGGAAGCATCCGAGGTCAATGCGGCGCGCATTCGCGCGTCGGTCTCGTTAGACATGACAGGCAGGCTCATACCCTCACGGGTCTTGTTGCGTGCGGCGGTCAGCGGATCGTCCAACACTTCCCCATCGGCGGCGAGCATGCTCACTCCGGTGGCGGAATCCGCCAAAGCCGATTCCAACGCTTCGAACGCTCCAGTCCACACGCCCCTGCCGGTCTTCGGGTCATACCGGCTCACGTCCTCCCTGCCCTGCATGATCGCCGCGATCGCCTCACGCGTCGAAGCCAATCCAAGCAAAGCCTTCCACGAGGCGACCACATCAGGCGTGAACACGAAACTGTCCGACCCGTTCACCGGCGGATCGCAGCGGATGATACACAATCCGTTATCATCCATTTCGAAAGTCGATGACAAGTTTTCCTCCAATCATTTGACCAGATAGGCGAGGTATTCGGCGTACACGTCGACCGGGCAAGGCTGGTCGGCGTTGTAAAGCTTCAACTGGAAGCCGCTCTGGCCGCCCGTGTTTACCGGGTGCGCGATGATGCCGGCCCATTGCGAATCCGCGTTCGCGACCACGTAATAGTGGCCGTATTTCGTCGGACTGAACGTGCAATTGACCTGCATTGACGCGCCGGTCGGGATCTTGTAGCCGGAATTCGGCCACCACGCCCTCCACGAGGTCGCGCCTTGGAAAGTGCAACGGTTTGTGATGCCGCCGAGATAGCCGCCGAGATACAGGTGTCCGTCCGCGATGTTCGCTCCGACTCCGACGGTTCCGTTCGCGTCTTTGGCTTCCAACCAGAACTCCGAACCGTTCGTGCTGTCGCCGGACAGAGTGAGCGCTGCTCTGCTTTTTTTGCTCTCGTCTGGCTCGTCGTAATTCGTGTTCGCCGTAAGGTACGCCTGCGATTTGATGCCGGCGCTGCCCGCCGTACCTCCCCTCGAACGTGGTTTAGAGGACAGACTCATGTACGCTGCCGGATCGTTTTTCGTGACGTGTCCGCTCCACAGATCCAGCGCGCTCATCGAGCCGACCTGATTCGACTGGATGACGGACGCGACCGCCGGATGACTGTAGTAGGCGGTGGAACCGTTGTATGCGGGGAATTCCAATCCGTCACCAACGAACGTCTCAGTGCCGCCGATTGTGTATGACTGGTAGTCTGGGCTGATGCGCACGCGATGCCCGCTCACACGGGTCTGGAACGTGCCGGTCAGCACATTCGACTTGCCTTCGCCGTCGAGATAGACGGTCTGTTTGTGGTTGGAATCCCACATCCGCAACGAGCTGCTGTTGAGCTTCATTCCAGTGTTCGCGGCCTCGGAGCTTTGGAATATCGCGCCGGTGAACACATAGCCCCGGAACTGTCCCGCTGCGACCTTGTCGGACGTGATCGTTCCAGCCGCGATCTTCACCGCGGTCACGCTATTCGCCGCGAGCTTGTCGGCGGTTATGGCACCAGTGACAATCTTGGACGCATTGACCGAATTAGCAGCCAATTTGTCGGCATTCACGACACCAGCCGCCAAGGCAGCAGTGGTCACGGCATTAGCCGCAATCTCTCCGGCCTGAATCTTGTGGACGTTGAGCAGCGCCACGGTCATATCCTCCGTGACCTTGAGCTTGCCCGTGGTCACGGAATTGGCTGCAATCTTGTCGGACGTGATGGCCAGTGCGACGATGTTGCGCGCCTGCACGCTGTCGGCTGCGAGCTTCGCGGCGGTTACCGCGTCGGACACAAGCTTTTCAGTGGTCACCGAATTGGCGGCCAGCTTGTCTACCGTGATCGCATTGGCTTTGACCTTTTCGGCGGTCACGGAGTCGGCGGCGAGATGCTTCGCGGCCACCGTGCCGGCAGCCAGAATGTTATTGGCCACGAGGTCGAATGGCGTGAAGCGCGTACCATCCCACGTGAGGACTTCCACCACACGGTCAGACAAGGGCACCAAGACGCTCGGAGAAGCGTTCGGTGCGCCCTGCCAGTAGGTGTAAAAGTCGGCGAGCATGGACGGCGAATTGTTTGGCGCGCCTTTCCACCTCGTCCAATACTTCTGCGTGCGCCACCACATGTCACCCGGCTTCAAGCCATCATGATTCGGCTCGTCGGGGCCACGGTAAATCAGATTCTTACCATCAGCAGTGGTCTGCGCCTTCTTGGCGGCCGCATTGGCTTGATTGGCCTGAGACGCTGCGTTAGCTGCGGCAGTCGCAGCCTTGTCGGCGGTATCCTGAGCTGTCTTTGCAGCCGTATTGGCCTTGACAGCCGCATTGGCCGCATCAGTGGCGGCCTTATCGGTCACAGTCACCCAAGCACTGCCATTCCAACGCTTCGGCGTGTTCGCGCCGCCGGTGGTGTCGATCCACAAGGTAGTCTGCTTGCGCATCGACGCGTCCGGCGCAGTGGACTGGATCAGCACGTCGGCCTTGCCGTTCGCCACGCCAGCGGCCGCGGCAGCAGCCGTATTCGCCTTCTGCGCCGCATTGGCCGCGTCCGTGGCGGACTGGGCCGCGCTGTCGGCCGTGGCTTTCGCTTGGGTCGCGACACTCGAAGCATTGACTGCTGTGGACTTGGCGGCATTGGCGGACTCATTGGCCGTATTCGCCAGAGTCTGCGCATTGCCGGCCGTCTTCTTCGCGCTTTCGGCGGCGGTCTGCGCGGCATTGGCGGCATCCTTGGCCTGACCGGCGGTCGCGGTCGCGCTCTCGGCGGCAGTCTGGGCGGCATCCGCCGTTGACTGGGCCGTGCCTGCGGCGCTCTTCGCACTGTCTGCCGTGCCCTGCGCGTTTTTCGCTGCGGCAGCCGCATTCTCGGCGGCCTTCTTCGCGTCGGTGGTCTTCGCGGCATTATCCGCGATATCCGACTTCGCCTGCTCGATCTGCTTCGCATTGTTCTCCACGTCGGCATAACCCATGTGGTTCCACTCGGAGCCATCCCAGACAAGCGTGTCGATCACGCGGTCGGCCAATGGCATGAGCACGGAAGGCGAATTGTTCGGAGTCCCGAGCCAGTACGTGTAAAAGTCCGCGAGCAGTGATGGGCTGTTGTTCTTCTCCCCCTGCCAGCGAGTCCAATACTTCTGCGTCTTGAGCCACAGGTCGCCGACGATCAGCCCTTTGGAGGCGTCCGGCATGTCAGGCCCACGGAACGTATGGTTCTTCGAGTGGGCTTCGGCATACGCCTGCGCAGCCGACTCCTTCGCCTTGCTGATCTCGCCGTTCGCCGTGGTAAGGTCGCTTTTCGTCTGCGCGATGTCCCTGCGCGCCTGCGACAGGTCGGATTGCGCTTGTGTGAGCGTCCGGTTCGCCGCGTCGAGACCGGCCTGATTCGCCTGTATGTCCTTCCGCGCCTGATCGAGCTTGGCCGTATTATCCTTCAAAGCCGTCTTGTTGTCAGCCAAATCCTGCTGGATTTGTTCGACCTCTTCAGGCGAGACAGCGGAAGCCACGGTGACAGTGGCGACTGCCGACCAGTCGGAACGGTTGCCAGCATGATCGACCGAACGGAGCGCATAAGAGTGCTGTGAGCCAGCCGTCAGACCGGTGATGACGTAATCGCCTTGACCGGACTGCGTGGCGCTGATGACGGTCATGACGGCCGCATTGACGCCCTCGCCGACCTCGATATGGTCGAAGTCCGATTCCATCGACGTGCCGGCTGCGGTCCTGCCGTCCCAGTGGATGGTCACCACGCCAAGCTCGGATGACAATACCGGCCTGGACGGTACGGAGCATGGCGTCGTATCCGACTCCACAGTTGCCACCACGACGGCCGACCATTCGCCGAGCTTGTCCGAATACGTCGGGACTGCCCTGACGCGCACCTCGATTTGCGTGCCGCAATCCAAGCCTCCGAAGCCAAGCTGCGTCTTGTCGGTGGTGCCGGCGGAATGCCAGGGCGCGCCATCCACGTGCTTGCGCCACTCGACGGCGTAATTGCTGATCTCGATGGCGGTGTTATTCGTCGCTTCGGTCACTGCAGACCACGAAACCGTGGCCAGACCATGCGCGAAACCATCCGAACCAACATAGGCGTCGGTCTGCACGATCAATCCGAGAGGGGCCTTCGGCACGCGATGGTCACGGTCGGACGAGGCGGTCGTGCCGCCCTCGCTACCGGCCAATGACGCACCACCGGTGATGCCCTTGATCTTCTTCGCTTGCCTGACGGATGCATCGTATTTGATGTCGTTCAACGCGATGGACGCGCTCAAGCCCTCGCCCTGGCGCATGCTCAGGTCGATTTCCTGCACGCGCACCTTCTCCCCATGGGAGACGGTCGGCGCGGTGATCCAGTCGCCGGCATGATAGTCGACGAGCGGCAGCGCGTCCACGTCGCTGATGACCAGATCGCGCGTGTACTGGCCGCGTACCCTAGCCGCATCATCAAGCGTGGACTGCATGAATGCCTGCGCGGTATCCTTATCGGACACGCCACCCTGCGAGCTATAGGATTCCCACTTGCCCCACGGCGTCGGAGCAGCCGGATTATCCATGCGGAAAAGCAGGTTGTTGTCGCCCTCCACGAGGATCGTCGACGCGAGATCGCTGATGCTCTCCTCATACTGGGCCTCGCCGATGTCACGGGCAAGCTGGAGTATGACCCGCTTGCTCAGGTCGCGGCTCAAGGCGGTGCTGTCGGCGTTCCACATTTTCAAAGTGCGCCCGCTGGTGCGCCAGTCGCAGCCGCCACCATTGACCAGTGAGCTGAGAATGGTCTGCAGGTCGGTGCCCAAAGACTAGCACAGCGTGTATTTCCTCGCCCACGCCGCGCCGGAAGCGTCCCTCGCGGTATCGAAGCACAGCC